ATGAAAAAAGAAAGAAAAAACCTTTTAAACGGTTGTTCCAGAACCGGTGTTTTTATTAGCCCTGCTGGCTATAAAAAATTCACGAACAAATCAAAATTTCCAAAACAATGGAGAGTGAAATGTATATTTCATGATCCTAAGCAAATTGATAGATATCCAAATGGATTTCAATTTGTAAAGAAATTTACTAGTGATGACCTTTCATTCTTAAAAGAAGAAGCCGAACTTCAAAAAGATATTATGGAAGACATGTTAGATAATAGAAACTACAATCCTATTACACATGAATACATGTCTCAAAAGCTTGTTAAGCTTCATCCAAAATTACCAATTATTGAGGCTCTTAAAATAGCTTATAAAAATAAATCTGTAAGATGGTCACATGGCTATGCATCTGATGTTTTGAGACTTATTAATGATATTGATAAAATTCTTATTGAATTAGGTTTTATGAAATTATTAATAGGGGATGTTGAGACATGGCATATTAAAACTATTCTTGATTACTTAAACCTTACTGATAGTGTGTATAATCATTCCAGAAGCCACCTTCAGACATTATTTAAAGAGCTAAAACAGTACGGATGTACAGGAAAAGAAAATCCTGTAAATGATGTCGAAAAAAGAGTAGAAGAGATAAAGATAAGGGAAGTATTGACAATGGAAGATATGATTTGTGTACACAAGTATCTCCAAACGAAATGTTATACATTTTTCAGATATGGGAAAATCTTCTTTTATGCTGCAGGCCGTTCAACAGAGTTTATGCAAATCCAAAAAAAACACGTTGACTTGGATAATCAGGAATACCGGGTATTAATAAAAAAAGGAAGACAGTATACATGGGAAAAAAAGATTATTTTAAGAGCTGCAATTCCTTATTGGAGGGAAATTTTATCTGAATGTCAGGATGAAGAAGATTATTTGTTTTCTGCTGGCTTGGTTCCAGGAGAAAAACCGATCAGTGCAAAACAAATCTCAAGACGTTGGAAACGGCACGTTAAGGATTCAAATGAAATAAAAGATGGTGAAGGTAATATCCTAAAAGTGACTGCCGATTTTTATACACATAAACACCTATTCATTGATATACTTGATGAAATGAGTAACAATAAACTAAAAGAAGTGGAAGCTCCAGCCCAAAGGATGGCAAATCACGCTAAAGATGAGACAACCGGAATATATGCAACTAATAGAACAAATAGAAAGAACAAAGATTTAAAAGAACTAATTATTGCTTAATAAAAACGGTTTCCCGTAATTTTGATTTATTTTTATATTTATATATTTGAAAGAAAAATTAAATCATGAGAAATATTTTATTCATTTTTATATTAATTCCTTTTTTGTCTTTTGCTCAAAAAGATGATTTTTTTGCTGAAAACAATAAAGTTTCATGGCAGAAAGTCTACCATACCAGCTTAAATCCTAATGAAATAATAAACAAACTTAAATCAATAAACTATTTCTATGACATATCATTAAATGAAAATACTGCTACTTTAAAATTTAAAGACCTTAAACCTAAGTACAGGGATATGGGATATGGAGCTGGAAGCATGTCTATGTATATAGGGAGTGGTGTATTTTTTGGCGGTGTAACGATTAATTTTAAAGAAGATAAATATAGAGTAACTGTAGACAATATAATGTATGATTTTTCTTACATTTCAATTGCGACAATGAGTGATGTTCAAACTAGAAACAATTTAGAAGAAGTTGCATTAAAAAGAGGCTCGAATGAGTTTAAAAAAGGATTTTTAAAAAGAGATTCTGAAGTTTTAAACTATACATTTAATGACATTTTCGATGTATCAAAGTTTAAAAAAATGGATGAAAACTGGTAAATAAAAATTCCCCACTAATAACAGTGGGGAATTTTATTTGCAAAAGAACAAGTCAGCTTCATCTTTTCTTCTGCGGATAAGTCCGTTTAATACTTTTCCACCTGCTGTAATATATTTTGTTGTGAACCAGGTTCTGATCGCTTCCTCTCCAACCTTTTTATTGACCAGAGAGAATAACGTATCAGATCCCCCGGTATTGTAAGTATGAGAGACAAGCGCATCAAATTGATTTTGAGTAAGCGCTACTTTTACTTTATTGCTCACTATTTTTTCATAGATGGGTAAAACTGACGAGAATAACTCGACTCCTTTTTCTTTTGTAATTACCGGATCTTTTAAAGTAACTTTCTTTCCTCCGGGATAGTATGTATTCCCATACCCGATTGTTGGAATTCCGGCAGAGTCCAGATAAGGTTTTGCGCTGAAACCCTCGAATGATAATATTAAGTCTATTCCTCTTTGTGATGTTTTCATTTCTTTGTTTTTAAGTATTTATAACCTGATTAAGTTGTAAGATATTCCTATTCCGAATCCAGGATAAAATTGATTAGTGCCCGGGATGTAGTAGTACCCCGCCTGAATTCCGAAACCTATTTTCTTAGGCTTTACATCAATCCTTTTTTTGAAATGTTCAACTCCATTTATTTTCATATTTTTATCAGGAGAAGAAATATCAATGTAAGTCTTTTCAGAACCTAATAACCACTTTCTTTCATTGTACTTTACCACATCTACAATAGCATTATACTTATAATCCAAAGTACTATCTGCCGCATTGGTAGCTATCTGTAGATATTTATTCTTATAGTATACTCTTTCTTTTTTATTGGCATCAAGTTCTATTTTAGTAGCTTTTAATTGTCCTTCCAGGGTAAATTTCGCCCTGGTCAATTCATCAATTTTTTCAGCCGCAATATTAAGCGCCGGACCCAAAGTATCCTGAACATATGTAATGTAATTTTTAGTAATATGATTTTGAATTACTTCACCCTCTTTTTCCTCAAAAGTTCCATGCGTTGTGCTATCTTTCGGATTAAGCCATTTATCAATATAGATAGTGTCATGCTTAATTTTAGATTCTTCGGCTATTCTATCGTTTTTACTCAACGTAAACCATCCCGTAAAAAGGTTTGCAGCCAACGTAATAACTGCCAAAACCAAAATCGCTATAAATGCATTCTTTTTCATTTTGTTTGATTTAAAATTGTTTTGGCCTGTTGTTCAGTCTTTTCCCTTAGGGTGCTATCTGCTTTTTTAATAGTTTCCTGCTGAATATACCCGGCCTTTCTTAATAATTGATCTTTTAAAGCATCTTTCTCCCATTTTTCCTTTTCATATAATTCTTTCCAATACTGTTCGGCATCACTGCTCTTGTTGATGTTAATGAAATAGGTAATCCAGAACATGATAAAAAACACTGATGCAACAAATGCAATTGGATTTCTTGCAATAAGATGCTGAAATCGTCCGATTTGGTTTGTATTTGGATTCCCCATTTCATTGATTTATGTTTCTATTACCCATAATACTTAAATGCAGCAGCGATTGCACGGGCCATTTTTTTATTGCCTGCATCCGCTGGATGCACTCCGTTAATCTGTACTACTTCTGTAACTGTATTGTCCGCATTTACCGGTCTTGCTACTGTTGGGAAGTCATAGTCAGTATCAACAGATAAATGTGCAGGAATTAGGTATATACGATTGTTGTTCGCTGTAGTGTTATCATACTCTTTATGTAGTCTGTTTTGCCAAGTAATCAATCCGGTTTTTCTGTACATTTCTGAAAATTGTCCTACTGAATAGCTTTCACCAAACGCATTCTGATCAGCTGGTGGAATAGTCACAAGGATGCCAATTCTAATCGTTGAATTATAAGCCTTGATGCTGGCTATCATTTCATTGTACTTTGAAATCATCACCTCTACCTTTGCCGCAGCATCCTCTAAGGTTGTTGAACTAAACATATCATTGATTCCTAAATTTAAAATAACCCATCCGTTATTGGAAAACGTCTGCCCGGTACTGCTTAAATAATAGGAAAAGTCAAATTTTTGAGTAGAAGGATTATAGAAGTTATTAATTACCGGTTGAGTTACTGATGAATAATTGATTGCCGAATCACCTAAGCCAGATACTTTATTTAAAGTTCCTGTATTTGTAGGTCCTGATCCGGATATAATCGACACTGAAAAATATCCCGTACCGTTGGTTAAATTTACCTCGTCAACACTGTATGTATTTGCTCCTTGTGAATATACGGACCCAATTCCAGGAGCCACAGACAGGGGCACTGTAATATTAATTTTATATAATGGAAGTCCGGGACCATAAAACGTATCAACTCGCGCTCCGGATATTGCCTCGTTTTTATAACCAGTTGGCCCCTGCGTGCCTACGCATCTCACTTTCATTACATCGGCGGAAAACAAATCGTCCATGATGGGACCATTTATCTTAGTATTTGTACCGGTACTGTCTGAAATAAGCAGATAATCTAATGTAACTCCATTCCCATTGTTAGTTCCTCCAGACAATACATTTTGCGACCTGTTTGCTATAATTTCTCTACCTCGCATTACAAATAATGTCATATTTTGATTAATACCAGCCGGAACCGGATCTAAGACCCATCCTCTCGCTGTTTGTTTTCCAAGTGGCCCATCAAAGTTTAATACATAGTTATCATTACGATCTCCAAATTTTGGAACTACAACATTTTTATTCCAGACGCAAAGCTGCGCGCCTGGCCATGCATATATTTTAGAAGTATATAAAACATCGGGATCACTAAAAACTCTGATTCTTTCTGTTTCCTTTTGCGAAACCTGTTTTTCAAATTCTCCTTTGATTACTTCGACAAACATCTGGTATTTTAAATTAGAAACCGTCCCTGTCAATACTTCAGCCCCTACTGATGTTGTATATTTAACCGCATATTGAGAACTGTAATCAGTTGTTACCGTTCCACCGTAAAGCGAAATCATTCCATTCGCGATAAATGAAACAAAAATATCTTTGTTATCAGCATTGATATAAACTTGTGGAAGGTCAAAGTAAATTTTTTGAATTACATTGAGCTCCATTGTAACTGGTTTAGTTTGGTCGAATATAATAGCACCTGTACTATTTGTTTCTCGTACAATGCAACGTACATATGTAGGTATCATAGTTGCGTCAAATGCGTTGAACATATACCCCAACCTATTAAAATCTGTTAATTTACCCCTTATTTGGCCCCAGCCTTTAAAAGTCGAGTTGTTGACATTACGAGAAATAGTACCTAAAGTTTGAATTTTATCTACAGAATATCCATCCGTAATAACCTCGTCATATTCTGAAAGCTTTTTCGCTACCGCATCAGATTTAGGAGGCTTTTCATTCCCAATTTTTATTTCTTCTGTGACTAATTTGTCTTTTAATACTATTTCATTTGACGCGTTATTTAAGGCTAAATAAAATCGTGTATTAGGATTAGCTCCATCTTGTGAGTTAACATTGAATCCATCAGTAGGACCGCTAGCCATAACGTCCGATTTGTATCTATATGGTACAGTTCCCGCAGTATTGCCTTTAAAAAGCCCCGTTTTCCCATTTGTCCAAAATTCAATCCATATCGTCTGATTGGTTGCATTAACAATTAAATCGTGATCAAAAATAACATCTATAATGTCACCTTCAGTGATCGAAACCGATTTATTAACTCTTGCTAATTCAGTACCCGTATAAGATCCTTCGCATATTCTGATATTAACCTGGCTAACCGGTTTTGAGGTTCCCACTACTTGACCAACTTTAATAATTGTTTGGTTGAAGCCCTTTAAAACACCAAAATTAAATCCAAATCCAGCAAAACTATTTGATTCTGCAAAGTATTGACTGGAAGTATGAACATCCGTTTTAATATTCTCTGTTTTTGAACTCCTTTGAGTTACAGATTCTCCGATTAAAAACCATTTATTTAATAAATCTTCACCAGGAACATCTGTAATATTTGCTGTTTGACCGGCTTTAACCTGCCATAATTTATCCTGATATATGGATTGAATTCCCTCTATTGCTGGGAAATTTAAATCTTCAAAATTTGGAATATTTTGAGTTGCCTGAGGCATTGGAATAGAATCAAGCTTAGCCACCCCATTAGTAACCCAAATCTGAACTAATTTACCTTTTAAATCATCCGTTGTTACTTCTGTAGGAGTGTCGCTAGAATCCTTAAAATTAGTGTAAGTTCCCGGAGTCCTAACATCCCACTTTTCAAATAAATCCGGATCTCCTGGATTCCATGGTGTTGGTGAACTCGTTGGAGTTGCTTCTCCTTTACTTCCTGATACTATTAACGACTTTAAATCTTCATATTTAGTTTTAACAAGTTCTCCACTTGCGTTTGAAGCTAGTATTTCATTTGGATTTGATTCTATCAATAAATCATTAACCCTTTTTATAATCAATAAATTAGGATTAACATCCCCTACATTTCCCATTTTTTAATCTATTTTAATTACTTGATCTATATTATCTGCTAATAGTTCGTTATCATTTGTCCCTAATAAATATATTTTATCAGTTGATTCTTCCGGCTTGCCATAGCCCAACAAAGTCGCATTAAATGATATAAATTCTCCTGCTGTGTCTGAATCAGAAATTGCGGTTATATAAGCTCTTCCAGAGTCAACATACCATCCTGAAATAGTTTTTCGCATCCATTCAATAAGGACTCTATTGCGCTTGTATAATCTTAATTCACGATAAGAAATTACATTGTTTCCACTATCCACATCATCTTTTACCATCATTCCTGATAGTTCAATTGTATAACTCTGATTAGTTGGGAAATCTGTATTCCATCCGGCATTTTCCCGGGTAGTTGTGCTTATTGTCTCTGACTGTTCGCTAATAGGGCTAGCTGTTAGGCACGCGACCGGCGCCCAAGTATTGTTTTTTTTAATATAAAAAAGGTTTTCCTCTCCCTTAATATGCTCCATCATTAACCTTTTCCTCTAATATAGTGAAAATCAATTAAACAATTGTCACTTTTGACTCATTTCCGTAGTTGTTTCTGACATTAATATTGTAATCTTTTTCTAACTCTAAATAATCGGTAGAAAATTCCCGTAACACCAATTTTGTAACACCTGTACTGGTATCAAATAAATATCCTGTTGGCTGAACCTTTTCAGCAACATTATTTATAGCAATAAGACCCATAAATGGGATATAACCTTTAATATCCCCTTCAAAAATAATCATAGGACGCGGGGCAATTCTAAGATTATCTTCAGCGTTTATAGACAACAATTCTTTTTCCTCAACCACTCCTGACCTATTCCAGTACTCTGTTGGAGTATCTCCGTCTGATTTATATATTGTTCCAACAAATAAATCAGAAACAGAATCTCCATTGTATAAAGTAATATTAGGTTTAACAACCGTTGAGATCATCTTAGTTCTTTGGGCTGTGTACTCTCTACCTTTAATATTTCCTGAATCATTAGGAACAACATTAACAGAATTAATTTTAAAATCTCCGCCTCCAAGTTGATGCCTATCTCGATAAATAGATAATACCAAATTACCTGATATTGGAGATTTTACTATTAATTCATATGTAGCATCTCCCAATCCTTTACATATTTTTGTGCCATCTGGATACCATCCCTCAAAGGAATAATTAGCAATAAAATTTATTTTACCACTGTCTTGCCATTGCCCTTCATCAATATTAAAAAATTTTCCTCCTATTGCGAGGGCAAACCTAAGTCCTACTGAATTTATGTTTTCATTAGAAAATCTAATTATAAGTTTAATTACAGCACCTTCATTTATATCTATAGACTGATTAAGTGAAATCAGTAAAGGATCACTATTGCCAGTAAAAGTTTTTGAATTAAGTCCAAACCCATTTTCATTACGGTACACCTTACCATCTACATTGTGAACTTCCCACCCCTGAATATCTAGACCAGATCCTGATAACTTCAATTCGCTATTTAGGTATACTGAATTAGCGTTTCCATACTCATAAACAACCCTATATGCCTGAACACTTGGTGATATGCTTTTCTTTTGATTTGAATTACAGTGAAATAACTCATAGTTATTAATATGACTACCTATTTCCGTTTTGGTATTCAAAAAAAAGTCTTCTAAATAATTGTTGTTTACATACTTACTAAAATGGGTGAATTCTTTAATATCTATCGGCCTATAGATGTACCATTCACCAGCCATTTGAATCAAACTTGCATTAAATAGTTGTAGAATTGATTTTAAAACACTTTCGCAATCCATAGGATCTGAAGCGTTTTGAAAAAACCTTTGGGTATTTAGATAAACATCCTTTAAAATATTATATAGTGATCGTGTGTTAACTCCTCCGTCCCATCCTTCATAATAAACATTACAGTTGACATTTATAGGAATATTAAGGCCTGTTTTCAGAAGACAATTAGTAATAATTTCAAAAGCACTGTATTTGCCTGAAAAGGAGGTTCCATTTTCATTTGAAAAAGAAATGTTTTTTAAAGTTGATAATCCGTCAATAACCTCAACACTTAATTCCCACTTATCACTAACGTAATCTTCCCATATTCCGTCAGGTTTTAAAAACCCGATAAAAATAACCTGATCTTCTCTTTTTAAGTATACTTTAAAATGCCTTTCATTCTCAGAATATAAATCTTGTAAATTAACATCTTCGTTTGCTAATAGTTTGAGATTTAAATTAGATGCAACAATTGGCTGAAAGTGATCTGTTTTATCCTGATATTTATGTTCGGCCTTTCCATTGATGTCAATTACTGAACCTAAATATCCCCTTTCGTGTATTTCGCATTTAAAAATCTCTCCTGGATTTGGTTCGTTTTCAAATTGATACTTTAAATAATATGGCTTATTCTCTTCCGGAATAGTGTCTTCATCTATGACTTTAAGATAAATTTTTATATTTTGAATGACTGAACCGTTAGGAGATTTTGCAATTATATTATATTCATAATTTCCCACACCCAAATTAAAACCAAAACCTATAAACACTGTGACTTCCTCACCAGACACTGAAGAGTCTGTAGACAGTGAAAAAATAGGATCATATTCATATAATATCTGATTGGTTCCATCATCATTCCATGCGATAAATTTATTATCCCCGGTTAATTCTGGAACAAAAATATTTTCTGTTAAAGAAAGAGAACTTTTATTTAATGTTATCATTGTTTTAATTTGAATTTAAACGGTTTCCACTTGCTATTGCTCTATTTAATACCCCAACTAAATCGGGGCCTGATATTACAAATCTAACGTCTCCACCAGATCCTCCTCCTCCCGTAGTATAGTTGGATGAATATGTGTTTCCTGTATAATTCGCACCGGTTCCAGTTGATACTGACCCGCCACTACCGCCGCCGCTCATATTACTACCTAGTTTACTTACACTTCCTTTTATTACAGATCCAAGCGCTACTAATGCAGCCCCTGCGGCAATAGCGACATAAGGATTAAGAGACTTTAAAGCTGTTGTAATCGCAAGTAATCCAACCCCCGTACTGATTGCTAACTTTCCTAGATCAACCAATATACTACCTAATGAAGACAATAATGAAAGCCCTAAAGATTCTATTACATTAGCACCATTTCCAATTGCATAACCTATTGCCTCCATCGTATTTGTTACACTTTCAACAATTGTATTTTTCTTAAAATCATTAAATGCTTTTTCAAATCTTTTCATCAGTTGTTCAATAGCTTCAGCTTGGCTCAAATAAGTTTCCTTTACTAACCTAACTTTTTCAGCAGACGTCAGTGCAGAATCTTTATTAATTTTATCTCTTAGATCATTAAACTGTTTTTCTACATTGATTTTTTTTTGTTCAAAAGTTTGAGTGTCCTTTATAAATTCATTATAAAAATTTTTCTGCTGTTGTAAGTATTTCTGATTCTGATCATTAATATATTTGTACCTATCAAGAAAGGCGTTAGTATTTCCACTTTTTGCAAACTCGGCATCAGATAATTCATTTAAATATTTTATTTTTTCTCCTAAATCTGGAATTCTAACCAAAGCATCATCTACATCTTTTTTGAATTTTTCAAGTGGGCTTTTAATTCCATTTAGGCTATTAATTTTCTGTTCTAAGAAAACTATATCAGATTTTTGCTCATCAGTTAAAATTCCTAAACTAGCTTTTTCTTCTAATTTGCTTTTTTCTTTTTCTAAATATTCTAGATAGTTTTTTGAACCTTTTAAAAGAAATGCATATTGTTTATCAGCTACATCTTTGCCAAATGATTCTGACATTTGCTCATAGCCCGTAAATGCTTTTTCAACTTCATTAGCTCTATCTTGAATAGACTTACCCTGCAGTTCTGATATTTGCTTTTCTATTTCTGCTAATCTATCACGCGCTTGCTGTCTTGAAATTACCTCACCAGTATATAGCGGATTCCCTTTTTTATCTTTATCACTTCCATATTTATCAAGTCTTCTAAGTTTAATAAGATCACCTGATGTGGATTCTAATGCCTTTTTGAGTAATTCGCCTCTTTGCTCAAGCTCTAAAATAGAATCTTTTGGAAATATTTCCGCTAACTGCCTATCTGACTCATCTTTCGGATATATAGAATTAAGTTCTTTTTCTATTGCTTTTATCTGAGCCCCAATCTTAGCTGCGGCTGCTTTGGTCGGGGCTTTATCTAATGAATCTTGTAGAGATTTTAATTTTGCTTCTAGTTTTTGTTTCCAACCTTGAATAGCTGATGCATTATTATTTCCCGCTTCTGTAGACAGCTTTGTAATATCATCTGCACCATCTTTGAATATATCAAATAAAGGTTTATTTTCTTTAGCAAAATTTCGGTTTACATCTCCAATACCTTTAATTATTTTATAAGCGGCCTTTTGTGCTGCTTTTTTAACTTCTTCAGGTGTAGCGTTGATCTGATCTATCATACTGCCACCAATAGAAATATTTTCTGAAAACGGGAGGTCTTGATTTAATTTTTGTAAAGAGGAAGCAGAAGGATTTCTATATACCTCTAAAACTTTATTAAGCTTTTCTCTCAAAGCAAGTTCAGATTTGAGGCGTACCTCCTCTCTTCTATCAATTTCAGATTGAGCAGCTCTAGCTGTAGCAGCCCTCATAATAGACTTTCTAAGCTCATCATAAGTTCCTGCTGCTTTCCCAGCCAGAATTATTTCATCCTTTATATTTTGAAAATAAAAGGGATATTGTTTTTGAAGATCATCAACCGCCTTTTTCTTTTCCTCATAGGATAAATTAACATCTTGTGTTTTTGCATAAAGCTTATCGAGTGATGCAACTTCAGCTTGTCCTGAAGCAGTTGCTTTTTCGAGAGATTTCGTCCATTTTTCTTGCCTTTCTGTTGCTGTTTCAGCAGCGGTAACATATTTATACATTACAACACCTAACAAAACTAATGTCGGCATCATAACACCGGCTACACTACTAATAACAGCTAAAGCGCTGCCTAAAGCAGAGAACCCAGCTACAATAGCAGGTATGGCAGCACCTATACTACCTAAAATGACCAATACAGGCCCTAGAGCTGCAGCTAAAGCCAAAGAAACAATTATTACTTTCTGAATGCCTGGACTAAGATTTTCAAAAGAAGAAACAAGCCGATCCAATACTTTAGTAACCTTATCAATAATATCAGAAATATTGAAATTCTTATTTATAGTCTCTCCAATTCTTGATAAATTGATAAATATTGAATCCTTTAGGTTCTCAAATGCATTTTTAATGCCTCCGGTTACTTTTGGAAGTTTTGCAAACTCTTTAATTAATTTATCTACAACCTGAGCACCAGTAGCCCCTGTTTTCGCAATTGACTCTGAATCGGATGTACCAAATGCGGACTCTAAAGCTCCTCTTAGTTGAGGCAGCTGTTCCATTAGCTGCCTTAAATCTTGACCGAATCCTGTGGCTTTATTTTGCAACTGAGTTAATGCCAGGATGACAAAATTCATTTCATTTGCACCTTTACCCACGGTCGCCAGAGCATTACCAAATGATAACAATGCATCACGAGATTTTTTTGCTGAAAATCCAGCAGATTGGAGAGCTACAGAACCTTGAGCAGCTTCCTTTAATCCTAGCCCGGGAAGTTTAGCAACCTCTCTCAGCTTGTCAAATTCAACTGATGCCTTGGCAGCACTACCCATAACTGCTTCCAGTCCTTTCTGTAAAGCTTCAATGTCGCCATAAGCTTTTATTGCTGCCGTTCCCAATCCTATGATTGGCAAGGTTACTGCTACTGATAATTTTTGCCCCAAATTAGACAAAGCTTCCCCTACTTCTCCAATCCTTTGGACTTGATTGGCAAAATTTGAAATCATATTTTGCGCCCTACTTAGATCACGTCCTAATTGTTCGGGATTCGCCCCCAGTGTTACTTCCAGATCCGCCATTTACTGCTTCTTTTATCGCCTTCATTAATAATTCCTTCCCCATATCAGTAATTCCTACCGCTTTCGTTTTCTTGCCATCATTTAATGGCATAAACTTCTCCTTTGATACCTTGCGTGTATCTATTGCTCCAGATGCTACTAATGAATAATATGCGATTTCTCTTGTATGTATCCATTTAGCCTTGTCTTCCCGGGCATAGCCTAATCTTCTTAATTGAAATTCCCTCCAAGTCATATCTTCAACATATTCCAAGGAGGGACAATTTAATTCGACCAATGCAAAAGACAGTATGTCAGTATCAAAGTTTATTTTTTCACTGGAGCCTTCTTCTTTCCCTGGACTTCTTGCTTTTGTTCAGTTGTAATTGAGGCCGTAAAAGCTTCAATAAACTTTACTAATTGAGGTGACGCTAATCCTCCATCCTCATCAATCAAATCCTCCACTTCCTCTAAAGTAAAAGCCTTTTCGGGATTTCCTTTTTTTAGAGAATTATAAATAAGTGGAGCAGCTACCAATGGAAGATTCTTTGCAAAAAGATCGAAGAATTCTGTAAGGTCAGTTCGTAATTCTTTAACTGTATTTCCTATTACGGCTAATCCAAACTTTGCTTTATATTCCTGTCCGTTGAATGTTAATATAGTATGATTCATAATTATACGTGTAAATCTGTATTAGAAATCTCTCCACTTCCTTGAATTGTGCCTGAGAAAGTGATTTCACCTTCTACTGGCGCCGTTCTTGACAGGTCACTTAAAAAGCCTTTTCCGAATTTTGTCTCTTTCGTCCCATCAGATAGGGTAGTTTCAATCTTCCAAAAAATTGGCTTTTTATTCTCATGAGCATCATCCATAACATCAGATACTGCATCATAGCTCGCCTTTAATCCATCCGCTTCAATAGCCACTGCCTCAAATGTAATCTGATACGATTTTCTTCCATAAGTCGGATCTGGCGAGGTATTACACTTTGTAATTGTGCCATCTTGCATCTCAACCGTTTTTGAAAGCTCATTAGTAGTCAAGCAACCTACTGGAAAATAGTTTGCTGCTACAGTCTCTCCCGCTGCATCTTTAATAGGTCCATAAATAAAAAGAATTTCATTTATCCCCAGCATTGATTTTTCACCTGCCATCTTCTTTTAATTTTAATGAATATTTAATTATTTTTCTGTAAATAGTTTCAGTTGAAGTTGATTGATTAAGGTCCAGTGGGTAGGAAATATTATAATATTGAACAATAAAGTTTTCTATGCTTATTTTTTCGGTGCGTTGAAGTATTTCTTCAATAATATCATCCAACAATGCCCGGCTTCCTACGTTCCCTTTATACCGAGTAATAACATCTATATTAATGTCTCTTAATTTGTCTACTGAACATTTAGTTTGCCAGTTGTCACTTCCACTCTGGGTAGATAGCACAATTAAAACGTTGTCATTATTGGGAGTTGTAGTGTCGTATAATTTAACGGGTATACCGTTCACTACCATGTTTGAAAGTGTTTGATAAAAATATTTTCTAATCCACTTGTCTGGATTCTTCATAATTTCAACCTCATTATCTCTAATATAATGAATTAAAATCAATTACGAAATATGAAAATAAAAAAACTCCTAAAAAAAGGAGTCTTATCTTCTTGAATTAAATTCTCTGGTCAACCTTTGTAAAGCATCTTTCAAATCTGATATGTATTGATCCCGTCCCTGATTAAATGCTGGATAAAAATATGGATGGGGGTGTAATTGCCCCTTACCATTAACATAGAACTGCCATGCTATATCTTTCCATTCATCTGCTACCTCCACATATGTACCTGTACCAAATTCAATATAAGCTCCTATAGGAACTTGATTCACGGAAATAACAGACTTAAACCCGTTGTCTTCTAATTTAGCATTGATGGATTGTGCAATTGTTCCTGTTTCATCAACATCTGAATAAGAAGATAAGTTTCGAGCTGCTTTAGCTGCTATTTCTTGACCATTTACAGCGGTCACTTGTTTAATTCTATTTTTCCCCTGCTCCCCAAAATCATTTAGTTTGGCAAGCGTTTCACGAAGTCCATTAACTCTCATCACATAATAGATTTAATTCCATATTTTCATGCCCTTTATGCTCTGTGCCTTTGATAAAGAATTCTTTACCCTGATATTTTACAAAATGATTTTCAGAATAAGAAATATCATTCTTTTTGTCTCTAACAGAAAATACAACCGGATTTTTAAAATCTTGAATACCAAAATTGATAAATTTACTTCCAGCATTCGTTGTGATCTTCGCATAAACTTTTTTCACAAACTCATCTGAAGGCAAATTACCTCCATATCCATCAGGAACATGTATTTTGTGCCATATCTCAATTAATCTGTTGTATTCTCTTGCTAACATGCTATAAAACGTCTATTAGTGTCAATAATTTGTTTTACATTTTCGGGAAGCAGTGTGGTATTTACGTTTTTTTCAGCTTCGTAATACCACACTTTGATCATTTGTAATGCACAATCTATCAATTCAGAAGAAGCATCTTCTTTGGAAGCATACCCAACATTTACCGTGATAGAATCAATTCCGCAAAACCTGACAAAGCCAGGATAATACAAAGGCACTTCATTATCTGGAAAAGCAGTTGTGTTAATCGGATGGTCATAAATATTGATATAGTTTGAATAGTCTTTGCGATATATTTTATCCTGTGGTTTAAAAATGTGCTGCGTTTGTTTTTCGATATAGCCAAAAGCAGAAGCAATCATTCTTTCCAGGTCCTGATCGTCATCTGTAAATTCTGGTTCTAATCTTAAATAACGCTTAACATCTTCAATTGATAATATATGATCGTAGCTGTTTGCCATTAGTTTTGGTTTAATTTATCATAATCAACTGCATTTTTCCAATCAGGTTCAAAACCTCCTTCCTTACATGGAATTTCGGCAATTAATTGCCCTGTTATTTTTAAATAATGATAATTTTCTTTATCAATAATTTCTTGGGCTAACTCCCAGTTAGGCGCTTCTATCCTAATTCCTTCAATCCAAACCAAATCTTTAGTTTTCTGATTGACAACTTGCATTTGTGTACAAAAGAAAGGCATTATTATTCTTGCTTTTTAGTTTCAATTACTACCGATCCAGCCTTAGACACTTTTTTCTTTTTATCCGTTGGAATAGACACCTTTTCTGATCCTTTTTCATCAACCCAAATGGCAACTCTTTTATTTACTGCGGCCTTATTTCTTTCAGCGCCCAAATCTAATTCAGTACCCACTTCATACATTTTAGACTGATCATTTCTATCTGATACAGGCTGAACAATTCTTATCTTCATCTTAATTATTTTTAGGTTTATATCTAATATAGTGATTTTCAGTTTAATTTCAAATAAAAACCACACCCATTAAAGGTGTGGAAAATAATAAACTATGAAAAAATGGATTAAACTGTTTCCGGTTTATTGATTGCTGTAATAGCTGCAGCGAATGTTCCTTGCAAGAACGCAGGGATATGATGCTTTTTAATGTAGTGTACAGCTCTCATTTCAGCAAGAATAGTAACTAAGTTTTTAGTGAAGTCGTCATTCTCATAACCTAAGTTGATGTTGATTTCTTCACGGATTCTTAAGTTTGACTTTGTAAAATCACCTACTAAGAATGACCCCTCGTCAATTGCTTCGTTTTCGATTACCACAACTCCGGCAATTCTTTGTCCATCAGCCGTGACGAAAGGAGGTAAAATATAGTGCCCATCAGTTCCCTTTTCAAGGTCCATTAAAGCCGCATCCATAGGACTAATAACGATATAATTTGGGTTAAACCTGTTCTTTTTAACCAACGCTACTGCTGCTCTAAGAACATCCAGTCTATTGGCGTTGAAAACAGTTTTATCGAAAGATGTTCCTGTTACGGCAAAAGTTGGAGCGTACTGTAAAATACCCTTAAGGTTTTGTCCTACTCCATCACCGTCCGAAATTTGTTCGTCAAGTTTTATCTCAATAGCTTCTCTTAGATCAGTATTAATTTCTGATCTTAAAAAGTCAAGATCGTCCAGGGCTTCTTTTGACACTTTAACGAAAGCAGTGATCTTTTTTACGTCTGCGCTTTCTTCAGTATATGTCCAGCTGATCTGAGATTTTTTAGCTCCTTCAGCTGTCATGCCAGCTGTACCTTCCTGAGCTTCTTTATTTACCCAAGTAACCTTATTCCCTCTTATTGTAGAAACGTTAACTATATTACGAAACAAAGGCATTCTGTTAGGTGCCGCAGAAATAACTCTGTCTATTTCTGTTGTTAATGCGTTTCCAACATAACTTCCTAAAACCATGGTTGCTGGTGCTTTAATTTCAAATGGAACAGAAGATGCTCTGTTATTTTTTAATTCGGCAATTGCATCCTGAACAGCTTTTTCTTCGAATTTAGCCTTTACTTCTTCATCCATGGTTTTTACAATTCCTTTTACGGAACCGGATTTTTGAAGTTTAATATCTAGTTTGTCTAAGTGGTCTTGCATTTTCTCCAAAGAGTCTTTAACCTCCTGAGAATTATCAGCAGCCTTTAGACCATCTTCGATTTGTTTTTGGAGGTCAGACATTTTAGTTTCTAATTCTTTGTATTGTCCGGCTGATTTTTCGCCCGCACTTTTTTCGAAATCTTTAATTTGCCCTTTAATACCTTCTAGAGCTTCGTTCAATTTCTTTTCTAATTCCTCGTTCATTTTAATTGATTTTAAAACTTGTTAATGTATTTATCAACGGCTCATAAGCTTTCAATTGAGTGTCTGCGGACGGCTCATTTTTACTTTGAGTGTTTTCGGTTTTTCCTATTTCGTAGGCTTCAGCTTGTAACATTTTTAAAGCTAACTCTAACTGAATAAATGTATCATCTGTTAGATTACCTGACTTCATTAATTGCACTATTTTTGAAATAGCATCTTTTTGTTCTAATTGTGATTTAAATCCAGTAAATGGAGTTTCAGAGTTAGCCCCTAGTGTAACTGCTGAACCCTCATATAGCTTCAGTTCTTTAATAGTCCTGATTTGCTTCGTCGAATCCCATTCGTCTTTTATTACCTGATAGCCGATAGAATGTTCAGCAACTAATCCGGTTTCATATAAAAGAATTTGATCTTTGCCATAAGAGGTTTCAATAATTTCGGCTTCAAAGTAAAGACCTTTGTTGTCTTCTTCTAATTTTTTGAATTTCCCGAGAGGCTTAGACCATTCGTGCTGATACAGAAAGAAAATCTTATCAAGTCTTTCACTGATAGATTTCTGAAAAGCGCCTTTAACTATAATATCATTATCATAGTCAACATTCCCGAAAGAAGAAAGGTAACCAGTGACAATTCTATTTTTTGCATCTACGTCTTTAATGGTTCCCGTATTTTTTAATTCTAAAATCCCCTTCATTTTTCCTCGTCATTATCTCTAATATAGTGATTTTATTTTGATTATGTATCAATCAGTAAAAATTAATCGCCCATTTTCGTCTCTTTTGGCAACATATCCAAAAGTACATCTACAGTTAATAGTTTCTTCTGCTGTTCCGTTTTCTCTATCTCCTGGATGTTTCATCTTGACGCCTCCAACAGAAAACATTTCATTTTGATCAACTTTCTGCCCATTAGCATGAACATGAGAAGGCCGTTCTCTTCCATCGTTACGGCCTATCCAAACTTTTTGCATTAAGACGCCTGAAGTTTGCCCAACAATTTCTTTTGCTGAATTCATAGCAAATCCTGTTTCAGTCCTGGCAATTCTCATAGCCTGCCAAAGATAGAAATCACGCTTATTAACTGTTTTATAGATACGATCTCGCATTTCTTCCACCGTTTCGTTTTCATATGTTCCTTTGGTTATTTCAGAAACAACAGCAGCAGTCATTGTTTCGGATAAAGTCCTTATCAAAGTACCACCATATTTGCTGTAGTACTGAATCAGGAACTGTTGAAAAGCTTCATTGAAAAAAGGAAGTGGTTTCCATTTTTTTAGCTGGACCGGATTATCATTTCTAAGCTGTTTAGCTATGAACATGCCATAAGCCTTACCAATAGTATAATGCACTTTGTAAAGAGTATTCTTAAGGCTTTCCTCATCAAAGTTAAATATGATCACGTGCTTTGCATGATCAAGCGTCAGGTTATCAACCTTAATAGACTTTAATTGCTTACCAAATTCTGCCAGCAACAATTTCAACGCCTTAGATTCGTAAGCGTTGAAATGTTTTATATAAGATTCATACTCCTTATCTAACATCGCTCAATAATTCATAAGATTTTTGAACGTCTGAGGCTGTAATTCCTACCTCATCAATTCGTTTTAGGCCTGAATTAATCCAAATAGTATCCATTCCATCATCTGGTAGGGTTTCATACTTCAATGCTGTACGTTTTTCATTGGGAGTTAATGGCGCCCTGTCCATCCAGTCTATCATAGCTTTGTAGTCCTCCTGCATTTCTGGAAGCTCAGTAATATCATGTTCCAAAACAGCGTTTTCATAGCCTTTAAACCTTCGGATAAATCGCTCAGTCATTGCCTGATCAAAAAGTATTAGATCCGGCTGTATATTGTCTGTAATTACTCTTTTTCGCTCTTCTTTCTGTTTGTCATACTTGCCGCCTTCATCATTATTCAGCAAAGCATCAGACCATCCAAGTACATTACATATTATTTTTTGATCATACTTCAAATAATCAAACGGAAGCATGTCCTTAGTATCCACTGATAGTTTAGTAAATTCAATTGGAACAGACAACCCGGCAATCTTCGCAAGTCTTCCGGCATCTTTATCCATATCAACAAGCTTTTGCTTAAGTTGCGTTGCTTGGTCGGGCGTCATTGCGCTCTCTTTGCCAGAAAAGAAACCAAAAACACCGCTATTTTTAAGAGTTTTTACATTATTATTTAAAGCCTCATTAGAGGACTCTATATTTCTTAACAAGGCTTTTATTGGCGACAATCCATAAAGGTGGCCACCTTGTAAATCGAAAAAAGGATTTGGAGTCTTAATATGAATTACATGTTCTGCTGGAAACATTAAGTTTTGCTCACCGTCACGGAGCATGTAATAATCTATTGGATCTTCATCAAACATTAGATCAGCGTTTTCTTTCAGAACGATCTTCATCTTATGAGAAGGAAGAACATAAACTAATTTAGGAACTCCAGAATTCATTCCGTTTTCTGGCCATGCCATGTAAAGATAAAAATTCCCCGTCATTTTAAGGAACAATTTGTAAAGCGCATGAATATCTCCCCAGGTTTGATTGGGATTAGGCTTTTCTAGTGGGAAAGGCATTTCTTTGTCTTCATATGCCTTTGATTCAAGCAGAAACTTATCTGCTAATTGTTTAGTTGAATAGTTGCCGTTAGTAGCATTACGTAATGAGGATAATTTAGCTGCACTTTGCTTGTCCTTTACTTTCTTTACAGCATAAGGGACTGCTTTTGTTTTATCACACATCTGAGTTACAACAGAAAAGACATCCGGGTTAATTCCATAGCCTTTTTCTAAGTACGTAGAGTCTTTGTAATCATATTTAGCTGCTTGTCCACCTATGAATTGTAAAAAAGCTTTGTTAAATGCATTTTCAAACGTTTTAGCTGCCCCAATTACATTACCCCATAGCCTTGTGAAAAAATTATCCTTCGCCATTTCCTAACTTCATTTATCTCTAATATAGTGAAAATTTGTTACTTATCTGGGTGAATAAGCTTCATTAAATCTTCCAATTCTTGATCCCATGGCAATACTGCAACATTTAAATTTTTGTAAAATATGCTTCATAATTAATTATTTAAAAAACAAACACTTCTTGTTTTGGTTCGAGATCAAAGAAAGACCTCATCATTAATGAATCTGAAAAATCCGGCGATCTGCCTAAAATCTCTTTCACTTTTTCTTTTGGAATAACAGCCAGTTTTCCGTCTTTATCAATGTTATGACGTTTAACTTGTTCCAGTTCCTGTATAATAACCTCTTTATATTCTGTTTCTCCTAGGTAAATAGTATCATTATTGAACTTAAATGATAAGTGGAAATAACACTGAGATTTAAGGTTTTGATATTGAACAATAGCATCATTCTCTTCAAATGGTTTTGCGTTGTTTACAAAGCCCTTACATTCCAAAATATCAACTACTCCGCCACCTACACCATCTTCATCGCAAACGATATTATTAATCGGGACACTATATTCTATTGCTAATTGCTTTATTCGTTCAGCTAACTCAGTAATTGAGCATTTATCGATTGAAACTATCTTCAGTACTCGATAGCCACTCCAAACCATAATAACAGCCTTATCGCTGCCAAAACGGGCTATATCAGCTGTTATATACCTTTGTCCTTCTGCAACAAATGAATTACTAAAAGCATTAATAATTTTATCGTATTCAATCAACCGTGCAGGATCATCATCATAACGCCAATTACCATAAAGAAGCCTTTGTTTATCTACTTCAGGCAGTTTATGCAGGTTATCTATGTAATGTTTTGATATATAAGGATTGTCTGTTACAAGCGATTGAACGAATTTCCTGTTGTTAGGCATTTCATTTTTTTCATCTAACAAATAATAATCCTGGTAATTCCAGTTTTTAGAAGGATTTGAAGTCCATAAAGCTTTTGGGACCAATCCATACATATCTAAATTGTATCTTATCCGGGATTGCGCGATGTCCCATGCTTTTTTTGTTATCTGAGCGGTTTCATCAATAAAAAGATCCGTTATTTCCAGTGATCCCAATTCATCAAAGTTCGGATCGGAAGGATAAAGAAAAAGGTCCTTTAAAAAGATTATTGACTTATTAGGGAAAAGTATTTGGTTTGACTGAGCATTGAATTTATAATGAATATTTGCCTTTAATCCTTGTTGGTTAGCCACATAAAAGAAAGACTGCAGCGTAGTTTCTTTTAAAGTCTTCAATGAAGCTCTTCCAATCAATCCACGCGTGTCAGGATATTTTAAACGGTTTTTTAACTGCCAATAACAACCTAGAATAGACTTACCACCTCCGGCACCCCCTCCATATCCTATTTCATTCGTTACTCCGTCTTCCAAATAGTCAAGAGCAATCGTTTGCTTTTTTGACAACCTCATTACTCATATGTCTTTTCTTCGTTCCAATTAATCGTCAGATTACCGTTGTTTTCAATTTCCTGTTTGTCCCTCCATTTTTCAGGTTGGCGATTTTTTAACCAGAAAATAGCACTGGTCGGATCTGGCGGATAAACTTTTCTTACAGGAACTCTTTCAATATCGCCTTCAATAACCTTGATCTCTTCAGAGTCATGCTCAAACCCTAAAGCCCTTTGATATAATCGGTCCGCAACATTAGCATCAGCAATTTGCTTCCCTCTTTTTATGGACTCCAAAAATTCTGGATATTCTTTTTTCCAGTTATTTATTGTTGACTCAGCTACATTGAAGAAATCTGCCAGATCTTTATCTGTAGCACCTAATAAACAAATCTTATAAACCTGATCATTATATTCTGGATTATATTTCGTTGGAGCTCCTGCCATCATTTAGTTTTTAAATTCTCCATTGTGTATAAAACTTAATATACCCGAGTTGCATATTTCCTCTTACTGCTTCAATAACATACAATTTCGTTTTACCTTCAAAAGGCACTTCAGTAAATTTTACGTATATCATTTCTTCGGTTTAAAAGTTGTTAATATTCCCCCTCTCAACATAAAAACACCAACACGACACCACGTGCTTTCTATCTTCTTCATTTTTTCCAGGTTTATTTTTGCTCGAATTCGGCTTTCGTACTCTCTTTCCGAAACCTCTAATTCATTCACCACACTCCCTGTCACACCCTCTGCCATCGGAATTAGTATTTAGATTTCTTCTTTGTAAATTAGTTTATTCAATTACTGGTTTAGAATTAACATTAAAATCAGACACATACGCTTTGACTCTTTGTAGGAATTCAATTAGTTCATCTATTTCCATTTCGGTGAAACCAAAATCAAACTGCGTCTTACCCTGCAGTACAACAATGCCTAATTCTTTTACTTCCCTATATGGATTAAGGGTTGAAACAGTGTAAAATTCAATTTCTGAAGCTTCACTTCCTCTTTTTCTTATTATTGAATTCTCCATACTCCCTAAATTAAAAACTAACTAATCTTTTTTTTGTAACATCTATTGCTTTAACATTAATATCACAACCGATGAAATTACGGTTTAACTTTTCGCATACCACTGCAGTAGTCCCTCCACCCATGTAAAAGTCCGCAACTGTATCTCCTTCGTTTGAACTAGCTCTTATAACTCTCTCCATTAATTGAATGCTCTTTTGTGTTGGGTACAAACCCGTTTCGTTTTTAAACCGAGCTGTCGGCGCTAAATACCACCAATCTTCTAATAACTTACCTTTAGAAAAGTCTGCCTTCTTACCTTTGAACCCACTGCCTCCTGTTTCAAATTTCTTCAATGTATCTTCAGATACTGGAACTTTAATATCCTGAGTGTTGAACGTGTACTTGTTTGACTTTGAATACAGGTAAATATTATCATGTTTACGGCTATAGTTCTTCTGATTGTTAACTCCTGGACCCGTATAACACCATATAATCTCATTAACACATCTTTCGTAACCAAATAACTCATCTAAGATTATTCTTATCCAATGATTAATATGCCAGTCACAATGAATGTAGATACTACCAGTAGGCTTAAGCAACCTGTACATTTCTTTAATTCGAGGAACATAATGATCTTCAATAATGCTTCTAACAGGTTTTAGATCCTGATACTCTCCGAAGTTCCTGCCGGTACCATACAGTATATCACAGTATATAAGGTCAATACTTTCTTCGGGGAGCTTCCTCATTAATTCCAGGTTGTCCTCATTAAATAATTTAATCCTCTCCATAAAAAAATACCCGCTACCTATTACAGCAGCGGGACACTAAATCACAAAATATTAAACATGAATTCCTACTGCATTAAATCAACCTCCCTCGAATTCGAGTCATTTAAAAAAGAACAATGGGATTTATAGTAAATGTTAGTTCACACCATTAAATGGGATAAGTCTTAATATTTTCATTTACCTTTCAGGACCGTACTATCTTCGAGTTATTTACTGAACTTCTATTCCAACATAGTGTTATACACGATCCTATCCTTATCGACTTCATAAGCGTAATACACGCCACTGTTCTTTACTACCTTTTGTTTATTACTCCGGAAGGCATAACCTGAGGATTCGTAGCGCCTATGGGAATCGAACCCATCTTAATAGATTGAAAACCTACGGTCCTAACCGATAGACGAAAGCGCTAATTCCCAGTCTTTCCCAGTGTCAACCATAGTTGCAATATGGATTTTAGTAAGATTTAAAAATAAAAATCAAGGTATTAATCTTCTCACCCTTCTTTGGCGAAGTCCCGGACTCGAACCAGGTTCCCAGGTGATCAATCCCAGTGCATTACCCATATGCTAACATCACGTTTTATTAAACTCTTTTGTAAGTTTTTTCAAATATATCCGGCTTGCATGAGTAAAATTCATCATGAACACCTTTGATAATGAAATCGCCTGTAACAGCTCTCATTGTTCCTTCTAATGTTTCAATATTTAAAGACCCATCTGGCCCTTTGGTAATTACTACATCATATTCATTCGCCCAGTCAATTATTTCTTGTTGACTTTCGGTTGAGTATTTCAATTCTGATGCGCAAATCTCAACAGGAATTTTCTCGTATTTACTTATTTTCACATTAAAATTATTTTCCAATTAAAAAAAACACCAAGCACCCTTCTTCATTTCCCAACTCACAACCCCCTCGGCACTCATCATCCGTGCTTGGTAATTCAATAACAATCATTCATTACTTGACTAAAACAAGCTTCGGCACAACTCCTCCAAACTGTCTATTCCCAATATCTTCCAGCTGTGCCTCAGTCATTTTCCACTTCAACATCCAATCCCTTGTTTCAAAGCCTTTTACTTCGTGCAGTTCTACTTCATCTTCTTTTGTTATCACACAGAAATCAATCTTATACTTGCATATGAGTTTTTCATTACAATAAAGTTCTAATGATTTTTGTTTAATGATTTCCTTAACCTCACCAGCTTTCAATCTCCACTGTAGTTCCATATAGTAAGAAGCCTCTCTTTTAGAATCAAAAGTATATCCATCAACCTTTTGCTTTATCGCTTTATACTTATTTCTATTTTGATACTGTTTACTATATCCCACACTCATAACCGCTTGCTTTACAGCAAAGTTACGAAGCTTTTTTTTACAAAACAATAATTATCTAACTTTTTTAATAGATTTTGCTAACAATTTTTATTCATTAATCTAACTTATTTAGAATTGAAATAAATTGCAAAAATTAACATCCGCATTGTTGCGGATGTGAGAAATATTTTATATCTTTACATTGTAATAATAAGAATATAAAACTCTAAAATAAACATGAGAACAATCGCAAAACATAACGGATCTGTAGTAAAATCAACTAACTATAAACCTTCTTTTGCATTCAAAAGTTTAATGAGCTTATTAGATGGCAAATTCGAACATCTTGAAGGAGGTAAAAGTAAAAACACTAATAGCTACTATATTGAATGTGGTCAAAATGATTATTCTAAAAATATTGAAATTAGAATTTCGGATCACACAAAATATATAAATGAAAATTTGGGTGAATCTCACATCTTAATTCTTAAAAATACTGATAATGATCTGCAATTAGATATTATTACAAAAGAACAATTTGCAGAAGCAAAAAAAATTATTGAAGAGTTTTTATTAAAATAAAATATTATGGGAAATTTCGATAATTCGGCTAATTATGGTGAACAACTGATTATAAAGCTTTTTAAAGATAGAATGATTGACATACAAGTAACTCAAAAACAAATATCTGAGTTGACAGGAATATCAGAAGATACATTAACCAGATATTTCAATAGGCAAACTAAAATATCTCTTCCTAATTTAATTAAGATTTGCGGTGCATTAGAATTGCGCCCTTATTTTATCCCTGCTGAAATGGACAATAACGAAGAATTTAAACATGTTTATTTCAATTAAAAAATACCCCTGAAAATTAACATGGGCTTTATTTTGGCAGCGTGATTCTGCGCATGTTCAAGCTGTTGAAAACGGCTATCTTTCGTTCTTTAACCATTCGTTCCAGAAAAGCATTTCTTTCTTCCAAAGACAGGTTAAGGATATGATCAAAGGCTCCAAAATTAACTCCGTTTGCCCCACCATCTTTTTTAAATTGCTCTCTAACAATCTCTAGTATCTGTTTCTCTATTTCTTCCTTATTTTCCATAGGACAAAGATACTATTTATTGTTTCTGAATATTTTCAAAATATCCCCTTTTATCTCCTTAATGAACTCTTCCTGGTCTTTAATTAAATTCTCCTGATCCTTTGTCAGCTTCTTGTACTTCTTAAGAATTTCATCGTTATTATACACCTCAGTTACATATAGAATTACCATAATAACGAATGATACTGTTAATATATTTTCTAATATTGTCATGGTGCGAATTTACTTTTGATTATTGGTTTTCTATTGCGGTTTTCCGTAATATCTTCCATAATTCTTGTTTTAAAGTGCCACCCTAAGATGGCACGGGGTTAATTAAAATTCAACTCCACAAATAGACTGTGTTATTTTTTCAGCCAAATCAAAGTCATCGGTGTCAATATGAACTTTTACACCATCCATATTAGGGTCTTCAAAGTCTTCATTTTTGACCCAAATAAAGAATTCTTGTAATGGTGAGACTGTTAAAACTAAGTCATTAAGATCATTGATCTTTTTCACATAATTAATTATGATATTTTCTTGGTTGTCTAATACAAACCCTCTTTCTTCTAAAAACTCTTTTGTTATTTCCATTGCTTTATTATTTATTAGTTAAAGTTGCTTTGTTGATAAAGTTCCCTTCCGGCTGACTAAATAATTAAAATCTTCAATTGAAAAAGGAAACCAACTATGGTAGTGGGGGTATCTATACATAGTAACATGATGAATAGGATTTATTTTATTTCCATACCCGATTGTAAAACAGCCTCTATCATTTACCCACTCTTTATTAATTGTATAATTATGTTGTTTTAATACAATGCCCGATAATGTGTCAAAATCTTCTACCTTATTGCACATCAATTGACCTTGCAACCTATACGGCAGATAAGCACTGTATATTTTTAATTGTTCTTCTTTTGTCATGGCTAGTAAATTGGTGGTTTAGGTTTTTCTATTGGTTGGTAGTGGGTTATCCATCCTTTATCATAAAATGAATGAACTTCATTAAGTTTCAGTGATTCATAAAAAACACTGTTATCTTTTCCCATTATTACATGATATTCAATATCTTTATTAAGTTCCTTTTTAGTTGTCATTGGAATATCTGACTTAAAGTCAATCTTAATCCAGCCATTGTTGTTTTCAATACCTTGTAAAGATTTGGGACGAATACTATGAACATGATTAGTTAATTTTAACAAATCTACATCCTGATATTTTGATTGATATTGTGTAGGTTTTATTTTTAACCATCCATTATCAAATAAGATATTTTCAGAAAATGGTAACCCCAAACCAAGATATGCTTCTTTAATTTTTTCTTCTTTTGTCATTGTTTTGTTTTTAATTATTAACTTCCATTTTAACTTGTTTTGTTAGTGTTTAAACCATTTTCCCGGTTCCGGCACTGACAGCTCATAATTACTGGTAGTTCCCAAGAATATACCGGCCATATAAATTCTACGACATTGATTCTTGGTATCTTGAATTCTTTCAGCTTTTATTGCGTTTTTCAGCCTCGGCAGCTTCTCCCGTATCTCCTGGGTTAGTTCTTCTAGTGCTTTCATAGTCCTATCTTTTTTAAAGCTGAAGGGGTTAAAACCAATCCCCATCCTGAATAGTATTCAACTTTTCTTTCTAAAAAATTAATCTCAAATTGTGCGCTGTTGTTAAGCTTAAAGATATGCGTGTAAATCCGCTTTGACTCACATACTCAAAGCCTTCAAACAGTACTTTTTCTGTGGCTGTATTCCATTGTTTAATATCTAATTGATGCGTTTTATTGCCAGAGACTGCTAGTTCATACATTAAAGAATTAGGCTTCTCAATTACGTCACCCCCACCATCTTCATCTACAGGAACAAACATTCCCAAAGTAAGAGGTTGGCGTAGGAATTCAGCATAATTGCAGATAAGATCATAGGACTTTGGAATATCATTTTTGTCATACGGTTCAGAAATTAATTTCTTGGTTAACCGTTCATAATTTTGATTTTTTAGATTAAAAGGGGCCGAAGCCCCAGTATTTAGGAAGGCCACAAATCGGATGCTATATAATACACACCACAATCAATAGGTGTATATATTATCTCCCGTGTATCCCACGCACTCCCATAATTTGTTACTAGAAAATCTCCAGAATAACTAGGCCCATATACATGTACGATGTACCAATTATAGCCATTGGTGCCCCCAGAGCAACGAATATTAGTTAGATACCCCGGACCTTCTGATCTCGATTGAGTTCCTTTTGCTGCCGAAATAACCACATTTGCAAGATCTCCGCTTAAAGATTCTGCCCACTTACCACCGAAATAGATCATGTGGCTTTTAGGGGAATACCCAATTGCATACATTGGATCTTTTGAAGATTTCTCTACTGTCATAGATGTTGGAATTTGTTCATTAGGCGCAAATTCTGTGCTTTCATTTTGGCACGCAGCCAGTGAGATCAGTGCCAATGCACCGATGAAAATTAATTTTTTCATAAAAAAAGTTTTGATTATTTCCCGGAAAGAACGGTCCGGATTTCCGTGTTTATTTTAGTAGTTAAATAAATTTATTTCGTTTTCTGGATATTTGCCAGTGAGTCGATAATTCAAAATATCTTGCCAGGTTTTAGAACCTTGGTACTTATTCCCATTCTTATCAATAAACCAAAGGTTTTTATTTGCTTCAATAGCTCCTTTTATACCTTCAATAATTGCCGGTATTTCTTTGCAGTCATTAAAAGGTACTTCTTTATGATAATAGATAGGTAGTTCTGAATTATCCCATTCCGAAACTATTTCGAGCTCATCTTCTTTACATGACAAATTGTGATAATATGAAACAATTCTTCGCCCTTGAGCGTGGTAAAACAAACCAAGGTAAGGCCTTTGGTGCTCGAAATCTATATGATTTATGATTACTTTAAATCCGCCTTTAGTTTTATACACGCCTCCTTCTTTTATTGTTGTCATTGGGAGTAAATTTCTGTTTTTCTGATAAATTATTTTGAAAGAGTCCATTGATTCGGCTTTATTCAGTGCCTCTAAATTGTTCCCAATGTTCAATCCATTGCTCTTCTGTTCCATCTTTTAATTTCATTTTTGTGATATAGGAAGACACAAAAAGCTCTTTGAATGCCAGAAAAGGATCTTTCTTAATTACCCTTTTGGAACTGGCTTTGTGGACCTCAGTACTTCTACCTGCTTCTAAATATTCCTCAAGCTTTACTGTTTGTAAAAATTTTTCTACAAAACCAATTTTAACTACTTTGTGCCCTTTACGCAGCAAATCGTAAAACTGAATTGAGCCTAAAACTTCACCTTTTGACTGCAAACGAGAATATTCTTCTTTTAAAAATTTGATTCTTATTTCTTTTTTTTGTTCCGGAGTAATCTCTACCGGAGGAGGATTTAAAAAAGCTTTGATCTCAGCTTTGCCTTTTTTATATTTTTCATCTTCGTTTTTAAAGCGTATATAAGCCGCCTTAACTTCTCCAAGCTTAATTATATCGATCTCACGGTATAACTTTATATTTTCTACGTTTCCGGCCGAATCTGGGGCTGATTGTAGCTTCCCTTCTGTTGCAAGAGTTAAGGCAAGTAGAAATTCTTCAGATGTTAACTCACATCTAGTTGCAAATCTCAGAATGTCCGCCCGTGCTAACTCTTCCTCAATTTCCGGATCTTCAAACTTTGGATTAAAAAAATTCAAAACCTGAGCCGTAAACTCATTTATTTCTCTTTCATTCGATTGCTTCAACATCGATTGTGATATTTCCACTTTCACTATCTCCGGAAGAGTTTTGAGCAATTCGTCGGGCAAGTAAGGTCCTAGCGGAAACTTTCCCGGATGTCTTAAAACTTCCGCTGGAATTTCCGATCTTGCTGCCAGATCTGTTGTTTGTGCTGAAATTATTTGATTTTCCATTTTCTTCGTTTTTTTGTTCCCATGTTCTAACAGCGGCTTTCCAGTCTTTCATTTTGTTTTTTCCAACCATCCAGCCTTTTGATTGATAAAAATTAACGAATGAATAACCGGAAATTCCGTTTTTACGCTCGTTGCAATAATCCTGAACAACCTGAACACTTGGAGGGGTAAATTTTTCTGAAACCTTTTTTTGCGCAACTTTTTTGGAAGAAGATTCTTTTTTGGTTTTTATCGGTTCATCAAAAAACAATTCTTGAAAATTTTCTTTTTCTAATTTTTCTTCTTTTGGTTCTTTTTCTAAAAGAACATTGTTTAGTTTAGTATAGTTTAGTTTATTAATGGTATCGGTTTGTGTAACGGTTTGCGTGTCGGTTTGTGTAACGAATTCCGTGTCATGTTGCGTTTCAGTTTGTGTGTCACAGTGAAACGCAATGATTTTATATACACAGCTTTGATTTCCTTTTCGCTCCTTAAAATCTATTCTTCCTAACTGCTTTAAAACATTTCTGGCCCTGATTATCGAAGATTTACTTAAACTCGTTTTCACCTGTAGTGTTGATATGGCCACCGTAAACTCTACTTTCCATCCCGCTTTATTATTTATATGCATCATAGCGTGCCATAAAGTAATTACAGAATCAGAAACGGAATTTAGTTCGAGCCAATCGTAAAACGAATTTATTTCTTTGATATAGTTCATTATTACCAATGAGTTTTTAATATTCTGTTTTTCTTAGGAATGAATATCCTAATGATGATACTCGGGATTATCATTGTGCTTCGAGTTCAATTTTTAGATCTTTGATTTCTTTATTTCCAACCGGAAGCTCTTCTTCAACTACATTCAAAATGATCTCACGGAAGTTTTGAATTTCTTCATCTGTATACCATCTTTTGGCATTAACTTTTTGATGTTCAGAAACCGTGTTGAGTGCAAAGTACTCCTGAAAATCATCAATGGTTTCAAATATTCCTAAGTTCTCCGGAACGTTGTCATCATTCCCGACAACACTGAAATTGTGTAAAAATGGGATTTGCTCTACTATTTGCATATTTTTTATTTAAAAAGTTGTTTTTGTAATTCTAATGCACTTTTAAAGTCATTTTCAATCAATTCATAATCTTTAGAATTAGGATCTGTTTCAAAAGACTTTTTCTTTTTAAAGAAATCTTTCCAAAATGTCACTCCATGTTTTTCACATCCTATTTTAATTTCTTTGTTTTCGACATATACAGTCCATTTACCCTCATTTTGCAACTTAACTATTGCCTTACTTTTAAGGTTGTCCGGTAATGTTGTGATCTGCGTTCCTTTAAGGTAAAGGGAACCTCCAACGGAAAGGTTGTCCGGTAATGTTGTGATCTGCGTTCCTTTAAGGTAAAGGGAACCTCCAACGGA